CGTCCGGGATGGTCGCCCGGACGGCCCGCCCCGGGTCCTGAACATCGCGCACGGGTACCGGCGACGCCGCCGCGGACGGTAGCATCGGCGCCGAGTTCACCGCGCGGACGCCCCCGCACAGCAACGCCCCCCGGTCCAGGGTGACGACCGGGGGGCGTTGTCGTGTCCGGGCTACTGCAGCAGCTTCGAGATCGGGGCGTCCGCGGGGATCTTTGCGTTGGCCGTGTCGTTCTTGTCCCCGACCAGGAAGCCGCGCAGCTTGGCGAGGTCGCGGAAGACGTCGCCGATGGTGCGGGCCTTGTTTGCCTGGTCGCCGATCTGCGTGCCGAGTCCCGCGAGCGCGGCCGCGCCCTCGGGGGTCTTGGCCCACCCGTTCATCAGCTTGTTGAACGTTGCCTGATCCACCGGAAGATCTCCCCTCAGCTTCGACGCGAGCGCCTTGACGGCGGCCGCGCCCTTCACGATCTCGAAGTGCATGTCGTCCGGCCGGCCGGTGTAGTCGCCGCCCCAGCGCACGACGCCGTCCAGGTCGACCAGGATGGCCCGGATCCGGGCCTGCTGCTTACTGCTGAACGTGTTCCGGACGCCGATCGGGTGCCTGGTCGCGTTGTAGTCGATCGCCGTGCCGGACGCGTGGTTGCTCACCACGGTCGAGCCCTCGATCGTCTTGACGAACCATCCCCAGCAGGCGCCCGGGATGACGCGCTCGACTTCCCGATGCAGCCTGCCGACCAGGTAGCCGAAGATCACGGCGACGTCGCCGGCCCGGACGCCGTTGGGGAACTTCACGCCCTCGATCAGGGACCGGTCCTGCAGGGCGCCGGACTCGTCGACGGTCCAGCCGTTCTGTGACTTGGCCATCAGCGCTGTCCCGCCTGCAGCCGGGCCACCTCGCCGCGAAGCGCCGTGATCTCCCGGTCCTTCGCGGTGAGCGTGCCGTTCGTGTTCTCTTCGGCGTTGCTGGCCGACCGGGCGGCGGATACCCCGCCGACGGCGCCGACGCCGGCCACCGCGAGCGTGACCGCGTTGATGATCATGTTCATGAACGCCCGGTAGTCGGTGGTGTCCCGGCCGGCGTACTCCAGCAGGACGAAACCGCCGATCGTGACGATGAAGCCGAGCCCGCACACGAGCACGATCGTCACGAGTAGGGCTGTGGGTGCTTTGCGGATCCAGTTCATCATGCGCTCTTCCCCGATCACCCGTACGAGCGATCATCATACGGCGGCCGTGTGACGTTTCCCCTGGTCAGACTACGATGACCCTCGATACTCCAGTTCAAACGTCGACGCGAACCGGCCCGACGACAGGCTGCTCACGCTGGCGCCGGCGGTCGACGCGACCAACTCGAAGTAGTCCCCCGCGGCGCACTCCAGCGTCCAGGTACGGCCTGCCTCGTGGCTGAGGTTGTTTGCCGACGGTTTGCCGCGGGCGATGCCGGACTGGACGCCGCCGTTCTTGAAGCACGAGAGCATCAGGGCGGTCACGGTCGTGTTCGCAGCGACGACGATCGACCCGGTGATCTGGATGTACCCCGCGCGGTCGACGGTGATCCGGGAGTTGTTCGTGCTCTCGTCGTGCCAGTTGTGCGTGTCGGTCACGGTCGACCCGGTGCCGAACGTCAGGGTCGTGTCGGTCGTGTTGATCGTCTGCGTGCCGCCCGACTGCTGGACGAGACGCACTTTCGGGCGGTCGAAGTCCGACGCCGCGATGATGTCGCCTGCAGGCATGGTCACTCCCCCTTCATCGCGTACCGGCCCGGGTCGCCGATGTGCACTTCGGCGCCGGCGTCGAGCCGCTTCCGGACGCCGTTGGCCGATCGGCGGACCGTGGCCGTCTGTGTCCACGGGCCCGTGCCGGCGGCCGCCGTCATGCCCGTGCAGATCATGCGCTCCCCGGACACGACCAGCGGGTACGGGAGCGCGGTTGTCGACCAGCGGTCGCTGTAGATCGACGTGGTGAGGCTCAGCGACGTCTGGCCGATCTCCGCGGCCGCGGCCAGGGTCGTCGACGCCGAGTCGTACCGGGTCGCGTCGTACACCCCGGTGACGAAGATGTCGTCGGCCTCGCACGCGAGCACCAGCAGGCGCCGGCGTGGCCACTCGACGGTTTCGGCGCAGCTGGTCACGTAGAGCCGGATCGTGTCCTGCCGGTAGTCGCCGATCGTGATGCACGATCCGACGTCGATCGCTTCGAGCTCGGCGACCCGGGCGGCCGCCAGGTTCGTCAGGTCGATCACGACCTGGGGGTAGCGCGGCGCGTTCAGGGTGCCCCGGTTCAGCCACCAGTTCGCCAACTCGGCGAGTACCCGCTCGTCGGCGACGTTGACGTTCACCGTCCGCTCGTACGGGCCCTTCGCCGCGGTCCCGAGTGCGCCGGCGGAATCCTCGAGGATTGCCTCGCCGCCATCACGGTTCTTGACCGTGACGATGTTCCACAGCTCCCGTTCGGCGGTCACCTCGCGCGGCCGGCTGGGCATCTCCTCGACGGACACGGCGATCGGCGTCTGGTTGCACCGGGCGACCCGGGTCATCATCACCACCGCCAGGGCGTCGCGGGCGTCGAACATGAGCCCCGCTTCGGTGTCGCGGATCTCCCGCAGAATCTCGGGTAGTTCCGCGGCCGGTTGCGGGCCCATCGGCACGGTGTCGGACGCGTCGCCGATCAACTCCCAGTCGAGCCCCAGCTCGTCCAGGATCCGGCCGAAGCGGGTACCGGCCCGCTCGTCGCGGAAGCCGTTGAACACGCTGCGGACGTTGCCGGTCTGCAGCTCCTGGGTACCGTCGCTGACCGCGTAGACGGCCGAGTAGGTAGCGCCGTCGGTGTACGTGGTCGCCAGCTTCGACCAGCTGCGCGGCTGTCCCGTCGACGTCCCGCTGAACGTGTGCGACGTGTTCAGCCCCGTCGACGCGTTCTCTTCGTACCAGCTGGACGCGTAGGTGATCGTCGAGCCGGACACGGTCACTTTGAGCCGATGCCGGATCCAGCGCTTCGGGTCGATCGCCCCGGTGATCGTCGACTGGTAGTCGATCGTCGAGCCCTCAGCGTCGTAGATCCGCCACGCGTACGAGTCCTGGTTGATCTCCCACGCCCACACCCGGCCGATCGAGTCCGTGATCCGGATCAGTTCCTGGTAGCCGGCGGTCAGCGTGACGCCGTCGTCGAGCTTGCACGCGAACACGAACTGCCACCCGGAACCGGTCGCCCCGTTGAACCGGCCGGTCATCGTCCCGTCGGCGCCCGTGGTCACGGCCCGGGCCGCGCCGCCCGGGCGTTCCGACGCCCCCAGCGTCACCGAACCGCCGTACGTGCCCTGGCGGCCGCCGGACGCCGCGTTGGACAGTCCGGGTGCCCCCGACTCGTCTTCGAGGTGCCAGTACCCGATCAGGTTGGTCAAACCGGGGATCAGGCGCATCTGGGGAGAGTCGAGCCGGGTGCTGTTCTGGTTGATCTGCTGCATCAGCCCCGCGGCCGCCAGGTCGACCCACGCTTTCCCGCGCCGCGGCGTCGCCCGGAAGTCGCGCGTCTCGCCGGCGTCGAACACGCTCATCTGCAGGTGCCCGCGGACGATGTCGTTCACGGTCATGCGCAGCTGCGTGTTGACGCCGGCGTTGCCGTACAGCGGGGACTCGGGGTTGGCCGGACGCAGCTGGTCGTCGAAGTTGAGGGCACGCGCTTCGAGGGACGCCGGCGTCGGCGCCGACGACTCGGCACCCGGCCGGCGGATCTCCAGCGGCCGCTCGACCAGCAGCCGCTCGTCGGCGACCAGGTCATGCCACGCGCCGCCGTAGAACAGTTCCAGCGCGACCCGGTTAGACATACCCGCCCCCGCCGAGCACGAACTGAACATCGCCGCCGCGGCGGTTGACCTGCCGGGCCACGCCGCGTGTCAGCACCTCTCCGTCCAGCAGGACCGTCACGGTCGTGGTCCCGCCCGTGTCCCGGCCGGGCAGGGACACGGTTTCGCCGGCCATCGCCATGATCGGCACCTCGGTCCCGGGCGGTCCGGGCACCTTGCCGCCGGTGTGGAATCGGGGGATGTCCGGGACGCTCAGCGAGTTCCCGCCGATGCCCGGTACCCACCCCGGGACCGTCCAGGACAGCGACCCGACCGTGTTGTTCCAGGCGTCCGCGACGGAGTTGAACGCGCTCTTGAACGGTCCGGCGATGGCGGAGCCGATCCGCGAGAACGCGCCGCCCACCCACCCGGGGATCTTCCCCAGGTAGTCCCACGCCTTCGACGCCGCGTTGGTGATGCCGCGCCAGGCCGCGGCGCCCTTCTCCTTCACCCAATCCCACTTGTAGACCAGCAGGGCGATGATGCCGATCAGGGCGACGATCCCGAGGACGATCCACGTCGTCGGCGACGCCAGCTGTGCGGCGTTCCACGCCCACTGTGCGGCGGTCACGAGCGAAGTTACGCCGATAACTGCGGTGAGTAGCGGCGTGATCAACCCGAGCTTGTCGGCCCACTCCTGCAGCTGTGGAGGGTTGGCCTCGTGCATCGCGTCGTTCAGGTCGACCTGGGCGGTCTTCGCGTCGATGTTGGCCTGCGCGGCGTCGCGGGTGGCCTGCTGCTGGTCCTCCTGGGCCTGGGCGACGTCGAGCGAGGCCTGCGAGAGGTCGATCGAGGCCTGCCGCGCCTCCTCCGACCCTTTGCCGTGCTCCCTGACGGCCTCGTTGTACTCCTTCAGCGCGGTCTCTTCGTCCAGCCGCGCCTGGTTCAGGTCGATCGAGGCCTGCCGGGTGTCGAGCGCGGCCTGTTTGCCGTCCCGCATCGCCTGGTTCAGGTCTTCCTGGGCCTGCATCACGTCGACGTTGGCCCGGGCCAGACGCTGCGCGCGTTCCCGGGAGTAGTCCGAGATATCGGCGACGGCCTGCAGCCCGCCGGACAGCGAGTCCAGGGCGTCGACGGCGCCCGTGGTCGCCGAGCCGAGCGAGCCCAACCGGTCTTCGAGCCGGGACGCGCCCTGCGCGCTGTCGCGCATCGTGGCGCCGGAGTCAGCGGCCGCGGCGTCGACGTCGGTCAGCGCGCGTTTCGCTTCGTCGGACGCCTTCTTGAGCTTGTCGGCGTCGCCCGCGAAGTCGAGCGTCATCGTGTTGCCGGCCATCAGTCCTCCTGCAGTCCAGCCCCGGCGACCACCGCGGACAGTGCCTCGCCGAGTTGCCGCTCGATCCGCGGCCGGATCCGTGCCAGCGTCGGATACACGTACCGGCCGTCCGGGTAGTACGGGCGCGGCGCCGGCCGGCCCGGTACCTTCCCGGCGCCACCGAAGTCGAGCCACGGGTAATAGGGCGCCTTCTTCCCGCCGACGGCGACCCGGGCCGCGGTCCGGGTCGACCGGGCCACCATCGAGCGCCGGGCCGCCCCGGTGTCCGCGGGGACTTCCGGCCGGGCCTCGTCGACGAGCAGCTGCGCGGCGGAGTTCAGCGCGACGCGCAGCTGCTTCGGCGCTTCGGAGTCCAGGGCGCGCAGACCACGGTTGAGGGCGGACAGCCCCGTGACCGCGATCCGGCGTTCCACGTCATCCCCCTGCCCTCAGCCTCTGCAACTCCCGTTCCTGCTGGCGCCGGCCGTAGAAGATCCGCCACCGGTTCCACTCGTTCGCGCTCATCCGGGCCCGCATCTCGTCGACGGACCGCCACCCGAGTTCCAGACACAGGAAGTGGTCGAACTCTTCGGACTTGTCGTCCTCGAACCGCTCATACGTTGCTTTTGTCGGCTCCCGGTCCGAGCCCCGACAAATCCCGGATCGTCCGCGACACCCGGGCGATGTCGCCCCCGGCGTCGGCCCGCTTCATCCACGCCCGGGCCTGCTCGTAGGTGAGCGGCGGATCGACCACCGCGTACGACAGGTTCCGGGCCTCGACCACCGCGGCGTCATCGGTGCCGCGGCCGCCGAGGTGGATCTCGAAGCGGCTCATCCCGCGGACGAGCACCGACGTGCCGTCGGACAGCGCCACCTCGACCGCGGCCGCCGGGTCGGCGACGTCCCGGGCGGTCAGCGTCTCGAACGTCGCCCGGGGCGCCCGGGGCTGTTCGGTGAGTTCTTCGGACATGCGTTCGAGCCCCCATTACTGGATTGCTGGTATTGGTAATTCGGTAATTCGAGCCGGCCGGGCCCGGGCCGCAAGATTTCCCGTGGCGGTGCCCGAGCTCGGACGCCGGCGTCGAAAATCCTGCGGTTTCCGGGTCAGACCTGCGGCGTCGAGTCCCACTCGTCGGACGGCTGAGTCTCCAGCGCCCACGTGCGGTACCCCGCGAACGGGGCGGTCTCGACGTACTTCGTGATCACGGCTGAGAACTCGTCCTGCGGCAGGCCGGACCCGGTTCCCTCCGGCCGGTACCGGAACACGCACGTCCGGCCCTTCAACGGCTTGAGGATCGCCCGCGGGCCCGTGGCCGCGGAGTCGTACTTCCCGCTGCAGCCGAAAGCCCCGGTGTCCAGCGTCGGATCGAAGACCTGCGAGTTCTTGCCGTACGTCGTGTTCTCCTCGGTCCCGGTCGACTCCTCGCAGTTCGAGTCCTGGCAGAACTGCCCGATCTCGTACACGACACCGGTGTCCGGGTGGACGATCTGGATCACGGTCTCTTTGCTGTGCACGCGCGCCATGTCGAGGCTCCTTACGCACTCGTGCCGATGATGACGACGTCGTACGTCACGCTGCTGCCGGACGACGAGTTGGCGACGTTCAGCAGGTCACCCGTGCTGGCGGTCACGGTGACCTTGCCGTCGGCCGGGCAGATCCAGATGAACGACCCGCCCGGGGGGATGTCGATGCCGTCGGACGCCGCCAGGAACAACGGGACCCCGTTCGACGCCGGCCGGATCAGGCGCACGTTGTTCGTGTTCGTGCTGGCCGCGGTGATCATCAGGGCGCGCAGCTCGACAAACGTCATCGCCGCACCGGTCAGCGGGTTGGTCAGCCCCCCGGCGAGGTCCAGGTCTTCGTTGCTGCTGGCCGCGATCGTCCGCTGGTCGTGGAACATGAGATCGGCCGCGGACGACCCGGTGCCGTTGGTCAGTTCGATCTTGCTTCGCTTCTGGAACGTGTCCGTCGGCGTACCGATGTCCAGCACGTTTCGGTACACGGCGTCCAGCTGCAGGAGCGTGTTGACTTTCAAGGTGGTCGCCACGGTTCTAGTCCCTTCCCGGTCCGACGGCGGTTGCTTTGAACATGACCGCGAGGTAGTCGACGCCGGCTATCCGCTCGACGTCGAACTCCGCGGACCCGATGGTGAGGTCGTCACAGGACTGCCAGTCCCACTCTTCGAGGGCCGACACGATCGACCGGGGGCCGTCCGCGGCGGACCACTCGGCGACCAGGTCCCGGGCGCGGCGGTCCGACGGTTTCCCGACGACCAGCACGATCGGCAGGTCTTCATAGTCGGCCTGCCCTCGCTGGTACGTCTGGTTGTAGAGGATCCGCGAGGGGTACGACACGTACCCGGCCGGGGCAACGAGCGTCGCCGGCGGGTACGAGTAGAACCGCGTGATCCCGGTGACCCGGGACGCCGCGAGCGCGACTTCCTGCATGACCCGGGCCAGATGCAGGGCGTCGCCCGCCCGGGGCTCCTCGATGACGGTCTCGCCCGGTTCCGGTTCGGGTTCCGGTTCCGGCGTCGACGGCGTGAAGTCCATGTCGACCAGGTACGAGGCGGTCGACCCGGTACCCGGCGCCGAACCGGCGGCGCCGAACATCCCCCGGTTGCCGGTGATGTCCCCGCGGGTGATCGGGCCGCCAGCGTAGAAACCGACCCGGGCCACGTAGTGCGTGCTGTTCACCGAAACCCGGTACGTCCCGGCCGTGAGCGTGATCGGGGTACCGGCCGGGGTGACGACCCACGTGTTCAGGCCACCCGAGGTGAACGACAGTGTCTCGCCCACCTGGACGCCGGACGCGTTCCAGACCTTCAAGGTCGGGGTGACGCTGGGCAGGTTGCCCGGGTAGCGCCAGCGGAACGTCGCGGTCCCGTCGACGCCCACCGTGTACTCCGTGGCGAGTTCGGTGTTGGACTCCGGGCCGAACTGCTGGGCGCCGGTGAGATCGTCGTCGGTGTGGAAGGTGGTCACGCCGCCCACCACTTCCGCCGGTACGGGGTGAGCGTGGTCCGGAAGTCCGGGTCGAGCTGTGCCAGCAGGCGCAGTTCCGAGCCCTCGGACGGCGAACCGGCGATGCCGAACGGCGAGTCCCGCCGGGCCGCGAGCCGGGCCGCCTGCAGCAGCAGACCGACCGTGACCGCGGAAGGCTGCGCGGTCCAGCCCCACAGGGCCGTAGGCGCGATTTCCCCGGTCGCCGCGGTGAGCTTCATACGCTCGTACGGCCGGCCCTTCTGCGGCGCGTTGCGGGGCAGTAGGACGTAGTCAGTCACGGCGTTGCCGTCGTCGTCGAGCACCGACATGCCGGCCGTGTTCTGCAGGTCGTCGATCGTGGCGTACCAGCACTGGTCACGCCGGTCCCACACCGGTTCGTAGTAGCGCTCCTCCACAGTGGACACCTGCCCGAATTGGCGCCCACAGAAGGTGTCGATGTTGCGGGACACGGCCGTGACCCAGAGCCCGATGAACGTGTCGATCGCGTCGGCGTTGTCGTCGACGTTCAGGTACGTCCTGACGGTCTGCGCGCTGGCGTAGTCCGGTGCCCAAGTCACGGCCGGTCCCCTCCTCCCCCGAGGTCTAGCTGTTCGCCTTGACGGCGTACACGCTGCAGTGCGTCACGTGCGTGTCGGTCGTGCCGACCCGGGTCACGGCGACCCGGACCCACGGCCGGCCCGGCTTGATCTTCACGGCGAACGCCGAGTAGTCGTCGCCGGTCCCGGCGGACAGGGCGCCGGCCACCGCGTTGAGCGTGGCGGCCGCCGGGGTGCCGATCGACCCGGACGAGTCGGGGGCGTCCTGGACGACCCACGTCAGGGCGTCGGTCGTGCCCGCGGTCGACGCGGTGAGCACGACCAGCAGCCGATCGCCCGGGCCGTACCCGGTGATCGACGCGAGGTTGATGTCGTCGGGGGTGCCGAAGTCGAAGTTGGTCGTCGTCGCCGAGTTGATGGTGACCTTGCTCGACGCGATCTTCGTGAGACCTTCGAGGTCCCATCGCACGCTGGTCAACGCGTTCTCCCTACGTGTTGTTCTGCATGATCTTGTACGCGTGACGGGCCTGAACGGCGCCGTCGGCCCGCTCCCACGCGTGGTATTCGACCTGCCCGTATGTGGCGCGGCTGTAGGGGTTGACGACGACGACCAGGTTCGACACCCGGCGGATGACGTAGCCCTCCCGGAAGTCGCCGTACGCGATCGGGTAGGTGTCCGCCGCGGACGAGAGCGTCGGCATCGCCTCGTCGATCACGACCGGCTTACCCAGCAGCAGGCGTTCCGGGCGGCCGGAGATACCGGCGGTCGAGTCCTGGACGATCGGCCGGCCGTTCAGGTCGACGATCAGGCGCAGCTGTGACCACGTGTTCTTCTTCATGAGCCACTTGGCGTTGTTGTCGTACTCCTCGTCTAGCAGGTCCTGGAACTCGACCAGGTCCTCATAGTCGGGGGTGTCCGGGGTGTCCAGGTCCCGGTCGCTGGTGAGCCCCGGGGCGACGACGCCCTGCGGCTGACCGGTGCCCGTGCCGGTGATCCAGTGCTTCGCCTGCTTGCGCTGGATCCGGGTACCCAGGGCCCGGGCGATGAACGACTGCAGGTCGAACGCCGAGTCCTGCAGCAGCTCGACCGGCACGCGCAGCGGCAGGCCGGAACCGGTGCCCGCGGACGTGTACTTGTACGCCCCCAGGTTGACGATGCCGAACACCATGTCCTGCCCGTCGGCGACAACCTCGTTCTCGCCGGTGATGTCGCCTTCGTTGGCCGTGTCGTCGATCGTCGGATACTCGAGCGGCTGCCCGGTGTCGGTCGTGATCGTCTCCGCCTCGTTGGCGAAACCGCCGAACGACTTGCGCACCTCGACCAGCTTCTGCCGGAAGCCGGCCGGGACGGTGTACCCGCCCGCGGGGCTCGATCCCTCGGACTGCTCGTTGGTCACGCGCAGACCAGCGATGTCGGAGTTCGGCTGACCGGTCCGCAGATACGCCGTGAAGGCCTTCTCCAGGTCGTCGGGTTCGCGGCTGTCCGGCGACCGGTGCACCGGGACGCCGGCGGGGTAGCGGACGGTGTTGTACGCCGCGTGCCGGGACCGAACGTTCGTGTCCCGGTGCGCGTTCTGCAGCTCGGTTTCGAGCGTCTCGTACGCGGTCGCTTCCTCATCGGTGAGCGGCCGGTCCGCGGCCCCGTCGATGAGCGCGTTCATCGCGGCTGTGATGTCGTCGACGGTGCGCATCTACCCCCCTCGGGTAGCCAGGGCGCGATGCCGCGCCTTGATCAGCCGGTCCCGGTTGTCCGGTCCGGAGTCCTTCCCTGCGACCCGGTCCGCGAGCCCTGCCCGTACGGACTCGGTCGCCGAGTACCAGGTGGTCGCCCGCATCGCCTGTCGCCACTTCGCCCGGGTGCCCCCGGCACGTCCGGCGTAGAAACCGGCGATGTCGTTGCTGATCGACTCGACCAGGTCGGCGTGTGCGCGGATCTCGTCCGGCGATCCCCACACCCCGCCCCGGGCGTCGTGGATCATCACGCGGCCGCCGTCGGCTATCTCGATCTCGTCGGCCGCCATGATCAGCACCGACGCCGCGGACGCCGCGAGTCCGTCGACGTGCGCCACGACCCGGGCCGGGTGCGAGCGCAGCGCCTCGTACATCGCCACGGCGTCGAACACGATCCCGCCGGGACTGTTGACGTGCAGGTCGATCCGGTTGGTCTGCAGGCCGTGAACGGCCTCGACGAACCGGCCGGCGTCCAGCTGCCAACCGCCGATCATCTTGTGGACGTACAGCCGTGACCCGGTCCCGGCGGCCGCGTTCTCGACGTGCCATGACGGCGCCGTCGTCGGCGTGATGCCGAGCACCGAACACAGGATCTGCCGTTCCAGGTCACTCGGCTGGTACATCGTCTTCCCCGTTCGGGTCGGTCGGTTCGGCCGGCGGCGGCGATGTTTCACGTGAAACATCGGCCGCGGGCATCGGCTCCCACCCGCGGCGGTCGCGGTACTCGTCGACGGTCATCACGCCGGCGGACACCTGCTGCAGGTCGAGTTCGATCTCGCGGTCCGGCGACGGCCGTTCCAGCGCGGTGAAGTCGAACTCGACGGACCGCGGTGAGGGCAGCAGACGCGACGCGCGTTCCTCGAATCTCTTCGACCAGGTGCCGAGCACCGACCGGGCCAACGCCCGGTCCTGCATCTCGACGCCGGTCCCCCAGGACGTCTGCTTCTCCGTCTGCATCAGCAGGTGCGGGGGGACACCGGTCCAGCGGCTGATTTCCTCGATCTGGAACTGCCGGGACTCCAGGAACTGTGCCTGCTGCGCGGTCATCGTCCAGGGCGTGAACTTCAGCCGGCGGTTGACTACCGCGATGGCGCCGGCGTTCTCGTACCCGGCGGTCGCCCGGTCCAGCTGCCGGCGGATCTCCGGGACGTCGTCGGTGATGTCCTCATCGTCGCTGTCCGGCGTGGCCAGGCCAGAGATCAGGGCGCCGTTGCCGAACGTCCGGGCGGCCGCCTTGTCCGCGGCGATCGACGTGCCGAGAGACTGCCGGGCCACCTGCAGCAGGCCGACGCCCATCTGCCCCTTGAACGACGGCGCCGGGAGATACCAGAAGTCCCGGGCGTCGAAGCGGCGGATGTCGCCCGTGTCCAGGGTCACGTCGAACCACACCCCGCCCACGGGCAGCTTCGCCGGCGTCCGGTACTCCTCGATCGACGGCTGGACGACGGCGAACGACAGGGGGTGTACCAGCGGCAACCGGACGAGAGCCCCGCTGTCGGTCCGCATCTTCAGGGCGCCGGCCCGGCCGTGCAGCAGCTGGTGAAGGAAGATCGACTCCTTCCACTCGAACGGCGTCTGATCGTCCGGGCCGTCCGGGGCGTCGAACACGCTGCCGACCTGCTGGCGCCGGCCCTCCTTCGGCTGCATGTAGCTGTGCAGGGGCAACGACGCGAGCGTTCCCGCGATCACGTTCAGGGCCCGCCAGAACGCCGACAGACCGACGGCCGTGTATTCGTTGACCGCGACGCCGCTGAAGTCGACGTACCCGCCCGGGCTGAAGTACCCCGCCAGGGCCGGATCACCGATAGACACAGTGCGATTGGCGGCCGGTGATATCCGCTTCTGCCAGGGCCAACGCATGATCACAGCGTAAAGGTCTGACCTATCGTCGGACCATGGGCGCATTGGAGGACTCGGTACGGCGGTCGGCCTCGAAGATCGTCGTGCGGGATCAGGCAGTCCGCGATCTCGCCCTGACGTACGCGCGGGCCCTCGACAACGGGGGCGACCTGACGAAGATCGGGCCCGCGTTGCTGGCAGCGCTCGAAGCGCTGCAGCTGTCACCCCGGGCGCGAAAGGCGGTGACCCCCGTTGCCGGTCAGCCGAAGACCAACCCTCTCGACGAACTCGCCGCCGTCCGTGCTCGGAAGGGTCGAGCCGCGGCTGTGGACGCCCCCGCTCCGTGACCTGTCGCACCCGTCGACGTCCTGGGGGTACGACTTCATCGCGTTCTGCGCGCTGATCGGCTGGACGCTCTACCCGTGGCAGTGCTGGTTGGCGATCCACCTGGGGGAGCTGTACCCGGACGGCTCACCCCGGTACCGGAAGGCGATCATCCTGGTCGCCAGGCAGAACGGGAAGACGCTCTTCACGCGCCTGCTGATCCTCTACTGGATGTTCGTCGAGCGCGTCGGCGAGATCGTGGCGACGTCGACGGACCGCGGCGCGGCCAAACGATCCTGGCGCAAAGTCGTCGAGCTCGCGGAGCGCACGCCCCTGCTGGCCGACCAGCTGCCGCGCAAACACACGACCCTGCAGATCGGTGAGGAGGACTTCTGGAACGACCATGACTCGCACTACCGGTTCGCCGCGCCGACCCGCCGGGCCGCCCGCGGTGACACCCTCGACCGGGCCCTGCTCGACGAGCTGCGCGAGCACCGCAACCGCGACACCTGGGACGCGATCGTCCCGACCATGAACGCCGTCGACGATGCCCTGCTCGTCTGCATCAGCAACGAGGGCGACGCCGAGTCGACGGTCCTTCACGAGGAACACGACGCCGCGGAACTGTTCATCAACACCGGGGTCGGCGATGAGCGGACGTTCCTGGCGTCCTGGTCGGCGCCGGCCGGGTCGGCGCCGGACGACCCGGACGCCCTGGCGGCCGCCAACCCTGCTCTCGGCCACGCGGGGATGACGCTGTCGACTCTGCTGGGACAGGCGGCGTCCGCGGCCGCGGCCGGCGGAGAGACGCTGCAGCGGTTCAAGATCGAGATCATGTGCATGCGCATCGACCAGCTGGACGCCGCGATCCGCTGGGACGACTGGTCCGCGTGCGGCGTCGCCCCGGACGCCGCGGTCGACCTGGCACTGCATCGCCGGTCCGTGGTGCTGTGCTTCGACGTGGCCGCGGACAACTCACACGCGACGTTGCTGGCGGCCGCGGTCGTCGGCGACCGGGTGCACCTGGACGTGGTCGAGTCGTGGGACGGGTACGAGTGCCGTAAGCAGCTGCGCGACCAGCTGCCCGCGATCGTCAAGCGGGTGCGGCCGCGCAAGGTGGTGTGGTTCGCCGGCGGACCGGCGGCCGCCGTGGCGGACGAGTTCCCGGGCAAGCGGTTGGCTGGGGTGCGGCTCGAACCGATCCGGGCCGAAGACGTGGTCCGCGCGTGCATGGGCCTCGAAGAGCAGGCGGCCGCCGGGCGCCTGCAGCACGCACACGATCCCCTGCTCGACGGACAGGTCAAGACGGTGC